TTCTTTTCAATCTTCATTAGTTATTTATAAAATACTCGTTCTTCAACTAACATAGGTGTGCATTACACATAAATAAATATAAAAAAGAGATGCACAATCATGTTAGTTGAACCCAAAAAAGATGGTAGAAACGGTAGGAGAAATTCTCTCCTTCATAGATTCGTTAATAAGAGTTGTCAATACTGTGGAGAAAGCGAACAAGTAGCTCTAATGTTTTACCCACATCACAGAAAGATTAGAAGTTTAAATCTTCGGCATGGTAAGAAACACAAGGCTCAAACTGAAATCCAAAGACTTATAAGTGAATGTGATATCAGATGTTGGAACTGTGCAATTAAAGCCAGTTATGATTTGTCTTTAGGTGTAGAGTTTTAATATCGTTCTTCATCAAAGAAATCTGGTGCATCTGTAGGCACCCAAAAATCTCCATCCTGATCTGTAAAGGCTGATTTTTCTGTATGGTTAACCCCATCTACTATAAATCCAAAAGGTGACATATCTTGTTCTATAGATTTCTTTTGACTATCAAATAAACGATGTCGTATATCTTCATCAGTTAATTCTTTAAAATATGGTTGATTAACGAGCCATGCAAAGAATACCAAACACATCACCAAGTCATCTGAAGCTCCATCATCAGCTTCATACGATGCACCCTTTTGGATAAAATTAGAAAGTTCAACAATAATATCAAAATCTTCTACCATTAATTTATCTGATTCTATAAGTTGTTTCAGGTTAGAACACCCCACCTTCTTTACTGCCTTAGTTGTTCTAATTCCCAAATCACTTTTACCTTCACCAAACCCACTACCTATTACCTGACCAGCTCTACCTCGCATCTGGCTCATAATGATGTTTTCATATTCCAAATCATAGTGCAATGCATCTGCAATCTGAGCACCAATATCATTAATCTCTATCAAAAGATAAGCCTCATTATAGGCTTTAGCGATATTGAAAATAATTTCTGGAAACAATAATGGCTTTATTTCGTTGTCTTTATACTTTGCCACCAATCTATAAGGCACAGTTGTAATATCAATAACAGTAAATGCAGAATAATCATTTTGTCCACCCCTAGCAACATCTACAGCTATACAGTACATGGCATCTTTTTGTGGCTTTTCATGTACATCAAAGCCAGCATTAGATTCTATTGGGTCTTTATATGGTATAGTTTGAATTTTTGTAGGTGATATAAGAGTATTGATAGACCCAAGAAACGAACACTCAAACTCTTGTAAAAACTGTTGTTCACTTGTATTTTTTACTGTCTGTTCTTTCCATGCCTCATCTCTACCTGGTACCTCTGTCCAATGGACTTCAATAGGAACAAACTCACTCTTTTCATTTACTGCATCCATCCACATCTTATAAAACATATTCATGCCGTGTGGTGTAGATACGATAATCACCTTCGATGTCTGACCAGCAGTAATCGTCGGATAGACAGAACTAAAGAATTGTTCGGCTATGTTGGAGGGAATAAAAGCGAACTCATCAAGAAATATAATATTATAAGAACCACCACGAACCGCAGATGCGGACGTACTCGCCGCAATAATTTTAGACCCATTCTCTAACTCCAGTGAACCCTTGTTCCAATTCATTACCCCCTGTTGCATCCACTCTGGTAGATGCTCGTATGCAAGTTGAAATCTTCCCAACAAGTCTCTCGCTGTTGCGGCCTTGTTAGCAAGAATAGCTACATTCACCGCCTCATTAAAAATGACGTAGTGAATAAGATATGATATAATCGTAGTTGATTTGCCCGACTGTCTAGGCAGTTTACAGATAGTAAACCGATTACTATGAAAAGTACCTACCATTTCCTTTTGAAAATCGTAGAGTTTAAATGGGATTAAGCCTTCGTCAATACTGACAATGTTTACATAATTCTCTATAAAGTATGCAGGATTTTTCTGACACTTTATAAACTCTGCAACTTCTTTCTCAGTATAGGCGTGCTCAATGGCAGCCGGCTTTAGATTTGGATTACCCTTGTAGTTTGTCCGTTCCATTACTCTTGTCTTTTAAAAGGTTTTGTAATTCTTTTGTAGAACCAATAAACAAAGCATTAGTAACATTCTTAGGCGCATGGTCAGGAACTTCTTTAAGACGTTTCATCTTTTCCTGTAAGTCTGTTAATTTCTCTGCGACTTCTGCAACAGTTTTAATTAACTGACCTGCCACCTCATACGTTCTGGGGTGCTCACTCTCTCTAGCTAGTTCAAGTATACCATCCACCGCATCCTGGCCCCGCTCAACGAGGCTGTAGAAGTTTTCACGACTATACTTGTAATCTGCATCAGCCTCATCTAAAGTATCGTTAGGCCTTGGTACAAGAGGTTTGGGGTCAAGTATCTCTTGTTTTATATCAGATGTTATTCCCAGTACGTCATCAATTCTAGCATCAATATTTCTAACCATCTACCCACTCACTAATTGTTTCATTAAAACCAAAGTTATCATCTGCATCAGGAGTACCAATTGCCTGTTCTGTAACTCTTGCAACTCTAGGTGGTGCCTTGTCTTGCAAGTCTGCATATATAGTAGCTTCTGCCTTTGTGATAGGCTTGGCTGTGGTAACAGGACCATAAACATAAGCCTTAGCTGTAAAATTTAACGTATAGATTATAGCTCGACGTTCTGTAAAACCACCCGTATAAGTATCTTCGTAACCAATATTGTTCAATACAATGGGTACATCTCGTATAATAGACATCTCTGGAACTTCATTAATAGTCACCGTATATTCCGGTTGAAAAAATGGAAGTATCTGTTCAACAATCTGAATACCATCATCAGAATTTTTAGTCATTACAAACAATTCAAAATTTAAATTATAAGGTACAGGCGAATACTGAGTACTCATCTGCTTCAAAGCTTTATCAGCAGTGTTAGCTACCTTTTTACGTTTAATAATACGATTCAATTTCCTAGATGGATCATAGTCAAACCCTGCAATTTCAAACCCAATTCTAGGTAATGTAATAGCCACCTTCTGATCTAAATTAGGATCAGCATCTAATCTCACCATAAACTTTTGTTTCGGACCATAGGCTAACGGCACTTTCATAGACTGCGAATCTGTGCCTGAAGCATTTTTCCGTGTAATGTAAATATCATTAAACAAACTACCAAATGCAATAATACATTTTCTTAATGACTCGTTATAAAAATATTGTCCTAACATTATATACTCTCCGTAGGATCACCAAATGGATTTGATTCTGTAAAGTCTAGGACAGGATCACCAACGATACCTGTTACCCTATCTTCAAACCATTCGTTCTCCGATTGTGTGTCTTGTGTAGCCAAACTGTAAGCCTCTTGTATAACGACGAATGTATAGTAGTCGTCGGAATCTTCCAACATAACTGCGGCAAATCCTTCTTCGTTTTCACCAAGAAGATTATCTCCTACAGTATTCGGATTAGTCGTACCATCTTCTTGCATAACATCACCGTCGCCAGTTGCATATATTGTACCCCATTCAAGTCCGATATTTTCATTGAATATAACACCAGAAGCCTGTTCTCCAGATATTTCAAATCCAAGAAAGTCTGTACTTCTCTGAGTTTCTATATCATCAATCGCCGCAATACCTGTATCAAGTACTTCACTAGAGTACTCAAAGGTACGGCAATACAATTTGTATACAGGCAGATTATCTACCTGATAAAAAGGATCATCGTGATCTACAAAGCTGATTTCAAACAGCTTCTTTACTGTAGGCATATATACCAGATCACCTTCATCTGGCCTTGATGATACAATTAAGTTTGCATCATTACTTACAGTATTATCCCACCGTCTACGAGAAACAACAAAAGTTGTTTCATCTCTAATCTCTAAACCAAATCTAGAAACTAATTCTTTCTCTCCTTCATAACCCTCTTGGGTTTCCATCCACATTTCTATACCATAAGCATCATCAAATCGGGACAATGCAGATTCACCAAACAGCTCGTCTTTATTTACGAGAGTCCGTGGGATATAGAACACATCATGCCCATATATCTGGATGGCTTCAATGGCTAAATCTTCGTAAAGGTGTTGCTCATTAGGCGTACCTTTAGAAAAATATACATTAGTTGTCATTTAGTTTTATCCAATATCAAAATCAACAGGAGTTTCATAGGTTAATCTACCCTCTGATTCCAATGTTGCAATTTCTTCTTTAGCTTCGTTGTAGATAGTTTCACCATTCATCGTAACCCCACCTAACATAGTTACCCCTTGAAACTTAATCAAGTTCTCTCCCCACTGTTTTTTAATCAATGAAGTAGCATAGCGTTTCAACCAAATATCATTATACATTTGAGTAAATTCTACGGGACTAATCTTACGATAACATTCAAAAATAACATAATTACCTACAGCTATATCAATATCCCAATCCATACTTATATAAATTCTATCTTGATTTACATTAAACTCTATAGGCTTTTCACCCACTAAAATCATATCAAGTAAATCTAATTGCCATAATACCTGTTGATAGTATATAATAGAAACATCTGAAAAGTCATAGAGATCATTTAGTCTTAATTGATAACGAATATCAAACATATTCAAAGTACCACGATTATCAAAAGGCAGTATTCTTAAAACTGATTCTATACCATCAGGCATTATAAAATAGTTTTGAGCCATTTCCCATTTACTATCTACACTTAATGCTACAGTAGCACCAGCACTATGAGTATTACTGAGTGCGGCTATAGTTAAATCATTACCAGACTTTGCAGTATATGCTTTAGTCTCTGCATTACCCAACCCACCAGAAAGTAATACTGAACCACTTGCCGGAAACTGTGATGCATCTGCCAAAGTTATAGTAGTAGCTGAAGATGCAGCACCACCAGGCAATGTACTGGCCGGTGTATTTGTAGTTTCTGTTATAGTTTCTGTAGAATTAGTTTTACCTCTATCTTTATCGGCCTGTGTAATTTTATGTTTTAAATACATTCTTCGGCTACCGCCACCCATAAACATCTGGTAATATTGAATAGCCTCATCTACACGATCATCTACCTGATCTGCATCCACATTGATGTCTATAACTGGATAGCCCAGTTTTCTTTTGCACCAATCTCCAAATTGTGCTTTTGTTGCTGGTATTGCCATATCTTTATCCTAATGCGATTGCCATAGCGGTAACAGTAGCCGTACCCGCTTTACTATCTATTTGTGTTTGTGCATTACTAGTTAAACTATTAATGTATTGTAATTCTGTATTTGTTACTGTACCATCTGCTAATTTATTAGCATCAATTCCTGTACCTAAATAACCCTCTGCTATGGCTGTACCTTGCCATGTTCCTGTTCCTATTGTTCCTATTGATGTTATTTGAGTTTGTGACGCCTCTACATTTAAAGTTACATCTCCCGATGTTCCTCCCCCACTCAATCCGGTTCCAGCTGTGACACCTGTAATGTCACCAATAGTACCAAAAAGATTAGATATTAAAACTTTCTTTGTAGTACTAGTATCTGCATCATACATAACAACATAGTCAGTTAAGGCAGCTTGTGTGCCTAATGCAGGAAGATTAGATGCATCTACAGTTAAAGTAACTGTGCCTGAGTTTGCGCCACCAGCTAAACCAGAATTCGCAGCTGTAACAATGTCGTGTATATCTCCGGCGGGCGGAGTGTCTGCGGCTTGCCATTTATAAGGTAAATCTGTAGGTGCTGTATTTGGTCTATAAGCCAATACCATACCATCTTGTATGACACCACTAGGATAAGCTGTTTCATTATCTACATCATCTAACTTATTAAACTCAACTATACCAGACCCAGGGCCTGTAGCCATCATCTTGCGTAGTATACCAGTAACAGCTACCGCAAATTCACCAGAAGTAACTAACGGAGCATTTGCCCCTGTAAGAGGCATTGAATTTCTGTCACTTACTTCACCAAGATTTAACTTTTTAATATATGCTGCAGTTTTGTCTGCTGCATCCGTTTTAAGAATCTTATATTCTGTCTCTGGTAAAATCTCTTTATGCTTTTCTAATAGATCATCTACATCTTGAATTACTTGTGTATGTTTATAATTAGTTGGATCGTATAGAGTAGTATCTAATACTTCAGCGTTATGACCCCCAAATATCCGATGTGTAACGGATGATACTTCAGAGATATCAAAAGTTTCTGGAGGAGTAACAGGTATTTCTATTACTTCTTCCTCTTCAAATTTTCGTTCACCAAACAACTCTATGCCTGACATATCAGCAAACAACGATTGCAATTCATTCGTTGCTTCTTCTATGACTCTAGGATCTATATAAGGAACAATAGGTTCAGGATCGACTACCGGCATAGGTTCAAGGGTTTTTGGTTCTTCTGGTTCCGGCTCTTGACCAGTGATCCCTTGAAACAATGTAGCCAGTTCACTTAATGCACCATCCATTTTGGGAGATTTTTTCTTCTCTACTTCTTGATTAAGAAGTCCTTTCTCCATTTTCTTTTGTCGTCTTTTATATGTTCCTATATCTGCAAGTTTATCTTGCTGAGAAGTTTTAATATCCGACGGAGCCAAAGCTTTTACGGCCTTCTTTGTACCTATAACTGCTGGAGAAACAGCGGCTTCTAACTGATCTATAAAAGATTCTGTAGCAGTACTCATCTAGTTACTCCAGGACTAACAACTGCAATCCCTTCCTGTACTCTTGTTTTGTCACCACCAGAATCAGTCACTATTACATCATACACATGGCGACCACGCTCTAACGTGCCTTCGGCAGTCTGAACATCAGTTAAAGCCAAAGTAAATGTCCCAGCTGTAGCCGACACTGTAGTACAAGTAAATGTTGCAGCAACAGTAGATGTACCATATGATTTACGGACTTGAGATGTTACCGTAGAACCAGTAAGGTCTATCACCGTACCAGTATCATCTTTAGCGATAAATTGTTTTAGATAGTCAGAGGACTGATCTATTTCTATATTCTGAGCGATGGCCATAAAAAAACCTCAATTCTTTTCTACTATTTATAAGAATTGAGGCCTAGTAAGATTAGAGTTATTATGTATAGATTAAGACCAACCGAGGCTTACAGCTTGTATTCTTGTCGTTTTACTTGCCACATCTTGATTCAAGGTCTTTATTCTGTATGCCATGTTATAGGGAGCAGTAATCGTGCTACTGATTGTTACATCATGGGATGTAGCAATGTTGTGACTACCCGTGCTTCCCTCTGAGGCTAAAGCCAACGCTGTCCATGTACTTCCGCCATCGGCAGATATTTCAGCGGTAAGGTCTGTATCTAGAGTGGTTGTTCCCAAACCATTTGTGTATGTAAGCACAATGTCGCCTTTTGTTGGGGCCGCTTGGGCTGCTGTTGTGGCTGATACTAGAGTCATATCAAGACCTTGGCCTCCGAAAGTGTCGGTTGTGTAACTAAGAATAACTACACCATCAGTACCAACACCACTATTCTGTGCCGAACCCGACCCACCACCCATACCATAACCGCCACTAGCCCAACCAGTACCAGCAGCACCGTCATCTCCCTGACCAGCAGGATGACCACCGCCAGTATTATCTACCCAACCCCAACCACCTCCACCACCAGCAGCATAGTAAACGGCTGATCCACTGATCGAATTTGATGTTCCTGCACCACCCGGACCCCCATCGCCATCTCCAGTTCCTTGCCCCCCGTTTCTACCGTCATGTCCTTCGATACCAATTGAAGCAGAACCACCGCCACCACCACCGGCACCATTCCAGACTCCACCCTTGCCTCCAAGATAACCCTGTACTGGACTTGTTACTGGAGAAGATATACCACCGGGAGCAGAAGTCTGATAACCGTAACCACCACCACCAGAACCACCATCTTGGCCCGTTCCAGGTGCCTGAGAAACGCCTCCGCCACCACCAGCAGATGCAAAACCTAAAGCGGATGAGAGAGTTCCTGAGTTGCCGACATCCCCCTGGGCCCCGCCAGTTCCTACAACAATAGAATAAGTTTGAGCGGTTACATTTGCTCCAGTAGCAGTTCTATAGCCACCAGCTCCACCGCCACCACCATAACCTGAACCAGAACTACCTCCTCCTCCACCGACAACTAACCAATCAATTCCAGTATTCGAGCTGGGAGTGACCCAATTGCCACTAGCGGTAAAGGTATGAATAGTCTTACCACCAGAATAAGTTATTGTTCCGCCAGTTGCATCTGCAACACTTGATCCAGAATAGTAGTTACTAGCATCTCGTAGTGCGTTTGTAGATGCTCCAGTGTTTACGCCACTAGCATCTTCAAAAGCATCCACAGTCTGGTCCACCAAATTATATTTAACCAAACTACCATTTGCGGCTATTTTAAATCCAAGAAGGGCTATATCACCTTTCTGAGCAGTTAAATCAGGATCTGGCACATTACCTAATTGAGCTAAAGGTACATCACCACTAGATAAATTAGAAGCATTAGATGGGTCTACTGCCATCTTAGCATTCGTTAT